CTTCTACCTCTTCTTCTCCTTCTTCCTTGCATTCCACCAGTTGAACTTGAGGGTCCTCCACCTGTTGATCCTCCAGATCCACCAGAACCACCTGATCCACCAGAACCACCTGATCCACCAGAACCACCTGATCCACCTGATCCACCAGAACCACCTGATCCACCAGAACCACCTGTTCCACTTCCTCTTCGATTAGTTGGATTACCTGTACCACCACCAAATCCACCAGAACCATCTGATCCACCAGAACCACCTGATCCACCAAGACCTCCACCTTGTGATGCCTGACCAGATCTTATACCTGTGTTATAACTTCCGTCTGCACCACCATTTTTCTGATTATTACCACCAAATTTTCTTAAATTTGCTCTATAAGTTCTGATACTCATTCTTTGGATTCTTCCATCCCATGAGAATCTTCTTGTAGTAACCATTTTATTTCCACCACCACCATATCTACTGTAATAAACTGGGGGTGGAACTCTTACAGTAACAGTCGTGCTTTTTATAGTATGTACTTCACCACTTGAAATATACTCTGCTGCAGCAGAACTTATTAATTCTGATCCTACATCAGGATTCTCATTTAATGAACTTGATGTTAATTTAAATGAACTTGTACCAGTTTTAAATCTTGCAGATGGTGGTGGAACACTTAATGGATCTCTAAAGAAGAAAGATCCAAATACATCACCAAAAGTATCTGCAACTAATCTTACAGTCGATACAGTTGCCTGTGCCTTACTTGTTTGTCCTAATAATGTAACATTACCAGTTGTTGGAATGTATCCATAATAAGATCCTTTTGCTTCATCATCTAAGGAATTAATATCAACGTTTAATACTGTAGAAGAAGCTGAATAGTTAGTTCCTAAACTAGAAGTTGTATCATATGGATTGGCATTAAATGTCTTTGAAGGTGAATTTATATCTCCAGACTTATGATCAGGTTGTGTAATTCTAAAGATCGCAACTCTTTTACTTCCTACTAATGCTTCTACATTTTCACCTTTTGTAAAAATACCATTTACCATTGATATCTCAATCAATTTTGGTAATAAATCAATATTACTTGTCTGATCAAAGAATGGATAGAATCTTGTAACTGGTCTTAAACCATCTGCTGCAAATCCTACGTTTCTAGAACGAATATGATCATCAGCTGCTGAACTTACCTTTTTCTTTTCGACATATGTTCTAGCAACAGAACCAGTAATAGTTTTACTGCCTCCAGAAATTTGAACGTTTCTAACCCATGTATCGTTTGCTGGATTTAAAACTATTTTTCCATAAAAACCAGTTAAGTTAAATGGATTTACATTTTCAACTCTAGATGCTAAAGAATTTCCCAACCACTCCAATTCTTCATAATCTAGTGTTATTAGATCACCAGTTTTTCTTACATTTGAATCTAAAAGTGGTAAATTAGCAGAAAAATCAGCAGTTTCTGAATTAATTGATGGATTTAATGCTAATTCTGGTTTAACTGACCAAAAATTAACAGGTGCTATAAGTTCACTAGATTCAGTATCAATTGATGCGTTACAATCAATATCAGCAATGTCCATCAAATTTGTATTTTTAAAATCATCTACAAAAAATCCAGTTTTAAATCTTGATAATCCATCAGCATCTTGAATTTGTAAAGTTTTAGTATCAAGTTCAAGTAAACTTAGGGAGGAAGTAACTTCTAAATTTTCTATTCTATCTTCTAATTTACCAATGTCTCTCATGGTAAATCTTACATTATCAGTTAATGTAATTTTTGCATCATCAGGGTTGTAAAGATAAGCTGGTAAACTTATTGTTCCCAACTCCATAGTATTATCAACAGTAGAAGGTGGTACTGGTTTTGTAGATGATTCACCAACCATAACCGCAATTAAGGCATCTGAATCTAACACAATCTTATCTACTCTTGGTAAGTAAAAATTATAACCGACAATTGAACTTTCATTTGGAGTTACAATATTTGGTGGGTTAACTGATGCGTTAAATGTTCTATTTGAAAATGCAAAAGGTGATCCAGAACCACTAAAATTAGCAACTCTTGGTCTAAAATCTATTGTGTCTGAAACTCGTAACCCATTTTTTAAATGTGGTACATCTTTTCCAAATCTTTCTTCAGCATATGATGCAACTGTATAAAAACTTCCAGTATCATTGGATGGAACGTCATATCTATCATAAATTACAAGAAGTTTTCTTGAAGGAGCAGGAAAATTACTCTCTCTAACGATTCTCGAATAATCATAAAATTCCTCTCTTTGACCTTTATCTAAACCAAATCTATTTGTAATATTTGAATTATTTCCAAGAGTTATTTCTTGCAAAGTACTTGAAATATTAGATTCTTCAAAATTTACTATTTCACCTATTGCAAAATTACCACTCGATAATAGTGATATTTCTATTTCAGTTGCAGATGTTCTCCCAACTATCTGAGCAATTGCACCAGTATCTGCACCGACTATTTTCTCACCTAAAATAGATTCTGTGTTCAATGATAATCCAGATGGAAAAGTAAATTTATCTAATGTTGGAGATAAAGTATTAAGAGATTCGTAGACACCAATTATTTTAACAGCATCTGGAACATTTAAAGATATTTCTCTATCTTCAACACGTAAACCATAATCATCAACTTGATCCATTCCTGTTAGAGCAGTATTGATTCCAACTGCAGTTTTTTCAACACTTATTCTTTGACTTCGTATATAATTTTTTTGCTTACTTTTTAATGCTCTTTTTTTAAGAGTTGTGCTTACAACGACATTTGATTGACTATTTGTTAGTCCGTTAATTGTCACTGTTTGTCCATCATTACTTAAAACAAATTGATCAGATGTTAAATCTTCAATACTTCCGTCACTGTAATGAACTGAATATCTTTCTGCATCAAAGGTTTCATAAAATGCACTTGATATTCCACTAGCAGATAAATCAAATGTTAGCACACCAGATCCATCAGTAGATTCACCAGTAATATTTTTTCCTACAAGTAATGTGGCATTTGATAAATCAATATCAGAAATATTTTTGTTTTCTAATTCTGCATATAATCCTTTATTATCTTGTACTTTAATATTTGGTACTCCAAAAGCAAAAGTAGTACTTATTTTTGTAGTATTTAAAGCTCCATTACATATACCTGTTATATTAGGAACTGCAGAAAGAATTACACTTAAACCATCTGAAGATACTGAATCTACACGATTAAATCTTTCAACTGTTTCTCCTGATGGGGTATATCTTAATATTGTTCCAGTGCTAACTCCTACAAAATTATAACTTCCATTTGTAGTAGCACCTGCACCAGTGATAGTAATTTGATCAGCATTAGTAAAGTTAGGTGCTATAACTCTTTGAAGAACTGTATCTGCAACAAAATCAGCAGAATAACCAGATAACGCAGAAGCATCTTGATAAACTGATTTTACGTCTTGTATACCAAAAGTTTTAACAGTTTTTATTGATCTAACAAATGATGTATCTTCGTTAATTACTACTTGTTCACCTACTATAAACTGACCTGTAACCTCACTTAAGTTAATACAACCATATCCACCTGAAACTATTGATACATATCCTGTAGCACCACTACTTACTCCTCTGATAAACGATGTAAGTGGTACTTCAGAATTACTAACATTTTGATTTAGTTCTAATTTTGTAAATATTTGAACATCAAATAAACGTAAATCCCATGTGCTAGTATCACCTGCATATGATGCATTTGAAACTGCAAATGAATATGCTCTTGCTTCACCTATTTTATCACCAGTTCCTGCTGTGTTTGAATTAGTTCTTTTATTATAAAGTTCTACAAATTTTGTATCATCATTAATATTTGGAGCTGGCACACCAAATACATTATTAACTTTAAAAATAGTTCCCATTTCATATGGAACTAGTGCCGAATCAACTACTTGTTTTTCTCTAGGTTTTTGTACGTCTATAACCGATGAAGATTCTAATGAAACATCATATCCTTTAACATATGCCTTTCCTGAAGATACCTTTACACACATTAAATCATCTTCTGGTTCATTTCCTTGTTCAGTTAGTTCATTTGATCTGTAAACACCATCACCAGAGATACCATCATTCAAACAATTTAATACATCTATTTTAAATTTGTCTAAAGTATAATTTCCAGATTCTTCAAAAGTTCTTTTTGCAAGATAATCTCTAATTAAATTATATTGTGTTTCTGAATTTAATACTTTTATATGACCATCTTCAATTCTTAATAACTCAATAAAATTGGTATCATCAAAATCAGTTAATTCTTTTTTGAATAAAGTTGTTTTTATTTTTAATCTGTCTGCACCTGGTGCTGCATAGTTTGAAAATCCTCTTGCATTATCATATAATGAATCATCATCCTTTGCTGTTACTAATTGTTCATCAATATTAAGACCAACTCTATATGAAGGGTCAAAGTCATATGGATTTAAAACTATTTTATCAGCAGCAACTTCAACAAAATTACCTCTTATAAAGTAAATACCTGCAGATAATGCGACTGCTGAACCTTGGAAGCATGAATCACCATCTATAAGTTTAAGCACAGATTCACCAGCACTAACAGATGTATTTCCATATGTAAATGGTTCGTCTGTAATTAAAGTTTCACCATTATCTGGAAATAAAGCTAAATTATCAGGACCAGAATTCAAATACTTGACAAAAATAGTTAATGTATCAATTTGACTATTATTTTCTGGATATAAAAAACTATCAATTACAACACTTACTCCTGTATTAGCACTTGTTAACTTAAGACCAATTAATTCATTTAAATACAAAGATACTGGAATTCCTAGATTTTCTTCCTCTATCTTCATTGAGTAATATTGTGCATCATATGCTATATTACCTGGTATCACCATTGAACCATCTTTGAACATATGTGATCCAAAAGATTCAAGTTGATTTTGAAGTATAGATTGAAGTGTGCTTAGTTCCCTAGCCTGAACAGGAAAACCAGGTTTAAATAAGACTTTATAAAATTGATCATTCGGATCAAAATCATCATAGTAAGGACTTATATTTAAATTCGTTTTTTGTGCCATTTCTTAAAATTCCAAGATGATTTTAATGTCTTCTTTTTGTCTAGAGTTTCTAGTGATTAAAGGTCTATTGTCTAAGTAAATTACTTCACCTGATCCTTTATTTATCTCAGGACTAGCAAGACCCGATTCAAAGTTAACTCCTAATGAAATGACCTTATTTCCAGAAGGATTTGTACTAATTCCAGTAAAATTTTGATCAACAGATGCTGAAAATCCACTTGTAGCAGAAATTTTATCAGCACTTGATTCAAAAGCTAGTACTTTTGATTCTGTAGTAATACCTGCATAATCAGTTTGATCTCCTGTTGTTTGATTAAATACTATAGATCTATCCTGATAGTATTTAACAACATTTGTATCAGTATCATAAGATACGATATATCCTTTTGCTGTTCCAGAAGTTACAGTTTGCTCAATTTTTTCACCTATTACAGGTGTTCCTGTTGGTGAAATGACTTTTATAGCATTTACTGAAGAAAATTGATTGGCAGTAAATGTAGATGTAGAACCAATAGATGTTGGATTTTTAATAATACTAATTTGTGAAAATTTTGTATCAGTTGGGAAATCTTTTGTAGAATCATCGAATCTAGCATAAACTAAAAGTTTATCAGTTCCTAATTCTTTATACAAATCAAATCCATGTCCTCT